CAAGTGGATATTTGCTTTCGTCTGTCACTCAATTATCCAACAATCCAATTATTGGAACGCCATCCAGTTCTACTTACCTTCGTGGTGATGGTACTTGGGCGGCTGTATCGGCTTCGGCCACTTCTATTGCTGTCGGCATTACAACGGTTACAAGCAGCACTAGTGGCTACATTCTTTACAACAACGCTGGAACGCTTGGTAATTTAGCTACAACGGGGTCTGGTTCGGTTACGCTTAACGGATCGCCCACATTTACGGGTACGGTTACGTCTCCATTTTATATTGCAACTGGCGCTATTAGCGGCTCTTTGTCAGCCGGCGCATATTCCTATGGCACATTGGGTTATTCTGATTCCAACATTTATTTGTCCGCAACATCTTCACAAAATAGCTACACGCAAGCGATTCTTCAAAATACGAATTCTGGCGCATCTGCGTCAGTAAATTATCTTGTGTCAAATAACCTTGGTACGGCATCTACGTATTTTGGCGAGTTTGGCATGAACTCATCAGGGTTTTCGGGAACTGGCGCATTTGCCGCCGCCAATGCCGTTTACCTAGACTCAACTTCTGCCGATTTGGTGATTGGAACAACAACTTCCAATGCTATTCATTTTGTCGTTAATAGCGGCGCAACCGATGCGGCAACCATTTCGTCATCGGGTATATTTTCGCTTGGCACACCATTAGCGGTCGGTTCGGGTGGTCTGGGCATTTCAACTACTCCGGCTAACGGGTACATCCCTATTGGTAACGGTACAAATTACACTGCTGCGGCACTGACTGCCGGTTCAAATATTACAATCACCAACACCGCCGGTGGGATTACAATTGCTTCAACTGGCGGCGGCGGTAGCGGAACCGTAAATAGCGGAACCGCAGGACAGTTAACCTATTACGCCTCTACTGGTACGGCAGTGTCGGGCAATGCCAACGCTACCATATCTAATGGCGCATTAACGCTTGGTGTATCTACTTCAGTTGCCGGAAGCCTTGGATTGTCTGGCTCTACATCTGGCAAAGTAACACTTCAAACGGCGGCGGCTGCGGGTACGTGGTCAATGACCCTGCCAACAACTGCCGGGACAAATGGTTATGTTCTTTCAACAGATGGTACGGGTGTTACATCTTGGATTGCTACTTCGGGTGGCGGCGGTACGGTTACTTCGGTTGCACAGTCGTTTACTGGCGGGATAATTTCAGTTAGCGGATCGCCCATTACTGGTTCGGGTACACTTGCACTGACGGTTGCTGGTACTTCTGGTGGCATTCCATATTTTGGTTCTGCATCAACTTGGGCTTCTTCTGCCGCATTAACTGCCAACGCGCTTATGATTGGCGGCGGTGCGGGAGCCGCTCCAGCCACAACAACAACTGGAACTGGCGTATTAACGGCTCTTGGCAATACCACCAATGCCGCAAGCGGTATCGTGGTTAAGGATGCCAACGCTAACATCACAACAAATGCTCTGTATCAAGGCTTTACTAACGCAGCCGCCACAACGACAATCACTTTAACCGCTTCATCAACGCCAAATAGGGTTGTCGCTGGATCGGGCGGTCAAACATTTACGTTGCCTGACGCAACAACTTTGCCCGTTGGCGCAACATTTACGTTCAACAATAACCAATCTTCTGGCGCAATAACGGTTAATAACAACTCTAGCACTTTAATAGTTTCAATCCCATCGGGCGGGTTTGCTACGGTTATTTTGTTAACCAACTCAGTAGCCGCCGGAACGTGGGATTATCATTTTGGCGCTCCCGCAAACGTATCTTGGTCAACCAATACCTTTTCGTATCCCGGCTCAATAACATCGGCAACGTGGAACGGAAACATCATTGGTCCAGCATACGGCGGGACTGGTATCGCCAATAACGCAGCTAGTACACTTACCATTAGCGGCAATTTTGCGACAACTTTAACGGTTAGCGGAACTACATCGTTAACATTGCCAACGTCTGGTACGCTTGCCACCACGGCAAACATTAACACAGCATTGCCGTCTGCTACTTCATCACAAATATATATTGGAACGGGTTCTGCTGGGGCAGCCGCCGCCGCATCTACTTTACCAACGGCAGCTTTCCCCGCACTTACGGGTGATGTGACCAACACTGCGGGTTCGGTTGCTACTACGGTTGGCAAGATAGGTGGCAATGCGGTTAGTTTGGGTGGCGCATTTACGCTTTCTGGCGCGTTTGCAACGACATTAACTGTTACTGGAACAACAACGCTAACATTGCCAACAAGTGGCACGGTGACAGCCCTTGGTAATACCACTACTGGCTCTGGTAGCATTGTCCTCGCAACCACGCCAACCCTTGTAACGCCCGTTCTTGGTGTGGCAACTGCTACTTCCATTAACGGCCTGACCATTACGTCTTCAACGGGTACGCTTACGGTCACAAACGCCAAAACGCTTTCTGTCAGCAATACATTAACTTTGGCGGGTACTGACAGTACAACTATGACATTCCCATCAACTAGCACAACCGTTGCTGGATTGGGTACAACTCAAACATTCACTGCGACAAACACATTTAGCCAAGTCAACTACACAAATAATGCCGTTACGGTTACATCTAATGCGGGTACGGTTCCAATAACCTATCGCTTAAACACATTTACCAACTCTTCTGCTGCCACAATGGCTATTACAATGGCGGTAACAAGTGCCGTTGATGGTCAAATGTCTATTGTTCGCATTTATGATTTTAGTGCGGCTGCCCAAACTATTGGGTGGACTAACACCGAAAACAGCACGGTTTCAGTGCCAACAACATCAAATGGCTCCACAACCTTGCCATTAACGGTTGGTTTCATGTATAACGGCCAAACGTCCAAGTGGCGTTGCATAGCTTCGGCATAAGGGGACAATAATGCGGTCGGCCATGATTGACATTAACACCAATATTGTCGTTGGCGTTATCATGGCTGACGCAACCGTTGATTTGCCTCCCAAAGATACATTTTTGGTTAATTTGCCTGACGATTCTTCCGTTGGAATTGATTGGCTTTATGATCCATCTACGCAACAGTTTACCAATCCATTGGTGGGTGCATAATGGCTACGAACGTCATCATCCTTACCAGTGGTACATCATGGACAGTTCCCGCAGATTGGAACAACGCTAACAATACCATCGAAGTTATTGGCGGCGGCGGCGGGGGTAGCAGTTCTGCGGCTGGATCGCAAGGTGCTGGTGGCGGCGGGGCGTATACTAAATTAACTAATTTTACGTTAACCCCTAGCAGTAGCGCATTTATCCAAATTGGCGGAGGCGGAGCGGCCGGCTCTGCTGGAACGGACACTTGGCTTAATAAAACAACCAACGCCGCTCCCTCTTCATCTACGGATGGTCTATTAGCAAAAGCTGGCGCTACTTCAACATCATCGGCTGGCGGTCTTGGTGGTGCGGCGGCTTCTTGTGTTCCATCAGCGGCGGCGTTTAGCGGCGGTGCGGGTGGTGCTTTTGTAATCAGTGGCTCTTTCCCCGGCGGCGGTGGTGCTGGTGGCCCTAGCGGCGTTGGTGGTGCGGGCGGTGTTGGTTATTCAGTTGGTGGGTCAGCCGGCGGTGGCGGTGGTGGAAATAACGGTTCAATTGGCGGCACAGGAACGTCTTCAGCGGGCGGCGCTGGCGGTGCGGGCGGCGGAACGTCAGGCGGTGCGGGTGGTAACGGTGGCGCATCAGCGACAGCCGCAGGGATTGGCAAAACGGGAACGGGCGGTGGCGGTGGCGGTGGCTCAAGAGACGTTTCGGGTAGTGGTAAGGGCGCTCCCGGCGGTAGCGGTAATCTTTGGTTAGCTACAACTACCACATCTCAAACAGTTACTATATCGCAAGCATCTCCGGGTGTTTGCACCGTTACAACTGCCCCACAGCAAGGAACGCCCGTTGTTTTTTCAACAACTGGAACGCTCCCAACGGGATTAACTGCTGGAACTACGTATTATGTTAAAAGTATATATTCCTCAACAATTGTTTCAACAACCACATTTAACGTATCCGCTTCTCTTGATGGAACAGCGATAAATACTACTAGCGCAGGATCGGGTACACATACTGCAACTTTTACCGCAATTGCTGGTTCCGGCGGTGGTTCTGGAGGTGGTTCTTCAACTGCTAATACTGGCGGAAGTTCAACAACTGGTTCTGGCGGTCTATACGGCGGCGGCGGTGGGTATTGTAACGGAACTACCCCCGCAACTTATGGCACTGGCGCAAAAGGTGTTATTGTCATAACTTATACAACAGGCGGCGTTGCAGCCAATGGTAATTTTTTCTTACTGATGTAATAAAATATCTTTATATATAACCCTACATGTAACTTGAACTACCCACTATAGTCGGAGAAAAAAAATGTCTATCTTAATTAACTTAGAGCATACCGTAGAAGAAGTTAACTCAATTCTTGCTGCTTTGGCTGACCGGCCATTTAAAGAAGTGGCTGATTTGATTGCAAAAATTCAAGCCAAAGGAAAGTCTGCTCTTGAAGCATCGCAGTTAACGGCAAAACCTTCTGATGATTCTGCCACCGAAGCTGACGCTTCTTAATTTATAGCCATTGGCGAAGGTCAATAAGATGACAAATGTTGAAGAAACCAAAATTGTCGTTGACGTTGGCCTCGCCACTGGCGTGATCACCATGCCTCTTTGGGTTGTTGAGGCAAGTTTTTGGATACAATTAACGGCGGGTATTCTTGGTTTGGTTCTTATGGTTATAAGATTAGCCGCCGCCTTTAGGGATTGGAACCGTGGCGGGGGTAAATAGTGGACCCATTTACCCTTATTGCTGGAGCAACCGCCCTTTATAACGGCATTAAATCTGCCGTTGACGCTGGGCAAGACATGATGGACACCGCCGATAAGGTGGGAAGTCTATTTGCTAAAGTTGCCCAGATCATTCAATTAACGTCTGAGCCACGCAAAAAGAAACTGTTTCAATCTCAAGCCGATTTTGAGGCTGAAGCGGTTAGAATTTATACGGCAAAAGCCAAAGCCCAACAGATGGCGGCTGATGTCAAAAATATGTTTGTGAGCCAATATGGCATAGCTGCTTGGACTGCAATTCAGAAAGAAGTAACTGAAATGCGGAAAGAGGCCGCCAGAGAGGCGGCGGCAGCCATGAAGCAACAAAAAGAAACACAGGATGATCTAATTATGATAAGTAGCATTATTGGATTTTTAGTAGTTGGAATTGGCATAATTGGTATCATTCTTATGGTTACGGTGAAATAAATGGACTTGTTGAAAACATTTGGCCCCCTATTGGGTTCTGTTGCCCCGACAATTGCTACGGCTTTGGGCGGGCCGGTTGCTGGTATGGCTGTAAAGGCTATTTCGGGCGCATTGTTTGGACACGACAATGGTACGGAAGAGGATATTACGACTGCCCTTGCCAACCCTAATGGCGATCAATTAGCTGCATTAAAGAAGATTGACTCTGACTTTAAAACCCAGATGAAGTCATTGGATATTGATTTGGAACGGATTGCGGCATCTGATCGCGATTCTGCCCGTCAGATGGCTATTCAAACCCATGATTGGACACCCCGCATTTTAGCCGTTGTAGTCATCTGCGCGTGGGTATTTATCCAATGGCATTTGCTAAATAGCGTTATTCCTGACGTAATGCGGGAATTAATTGCGCGTGTTCTTGGAACGCTTGATGCGGCGCTAACTTTGGTTTTGTCGTATTATTTTGGATCGTCGCACCAACATTCCCCCGCACCAAAGGAATAAACTGTGAAAGATAATTGGGAAAAGTGTTTTGCCCTCATTCTAAAAAACGAAGGTGGTTTTGTTAACAACCCCAAAGACCCCGGCGGCGTTACTAATTTAGGTTGCACAAAAGCAACATGGGAAGCATACGTTGGACATGAAGTGTCAATCGACGACATGAAGGCTTTAACTCCATCGGATGTTATGCCTTTGTACAAAACGAAATATTGGGATAAAATTAATGGCGATGCACTTCCTTATGGCGTTGATTATGCTGTCTTTGATTTTGGGATCAATTCTGGGGTAAACCGTGCGGCAAAAGTCCTTCAGTCGGTTGTCGGTGTTGCAACGGATGGGTCCATCGGCCCCTCCACGCTTGCTGCTCTTGAAACGTCTAACATACGTGATGTTGCTACGCGAATCTGCGAAGAACGTCTAGCATTCTTGCAGAGTTTGCCTACTTGGGGTACATTCGGCAAAGGTTGGGGGCGGCGTGTTGCTGAGGTTGAGCAAACGGCCTTTAGCATGGTGAAATAGGATTGCCGTAAATGACCGTAGCTACCACAGCCCTGTCGTATAATGGATACGTCACCCAAGTTGCGACCTTGGCTGTGTTGCAGAATACGCTTGTGACAACCGGAACGTCTCCTAATAGTTTGGTAACGTCATCCGACCCAAACTTCCAAGCTATTATTCCCCAGATGCTAAACTATGCGGAACTTCGCATTCAACGTGATTTGGACTTTTTGGCTACTCAAAACGCCAACTCTTCTTATTCATTAACGTCTGGCAATAACAGTTTAGCAATCCCAACTAGCACTTTCGTAACGCTCCAGACCATTTATGTAACGGACACGAATGGTAACGTAACGCCGTTGTTGCCAGTAACAAAAGAATTCCTACGCAATGTATACGGAAGCGCAAGCGGTGCATCTACACCATTATACTTTGCTGTTTATGGCGGTGACGTTGCAACTGGTGGTCAGGCGAGCCAAAATATTATCTTTGGGCCTTGGCCTGATGCTAATTATAGCATTACCATTTCTGGAACAACACGCCAACCAACTTTGAACAATTATGCAGTTCAAGGTAGTGCAGATACAACGTACACATTTATTAGCCAAAATTTGCCAGACATCATGCTTATGGCAAGCATGATTTATATCAGTGCATATCAACGCAACTTTGGTCGGATTAATGACGATCCGACTATGGCTCAAACTTACGAAAGCCAATACCAAGCCCTTCTCAAGGGTGCGATGGTTGAAGAGGCTCGTAAGAAGTTCCAATCGTCGGCGTGGACTTCTTATTCGCCTTCCCCCGTTGCTACACCGACTAGGGGGTAAATCATGCCCCATAATAGCATCAAATTAATTCCGGGCGTTAATACCACCAAAACAATGGCATTAAACGAAACGGGGCTTTCTGCATCCAATCTTGTGCGGTTTTTGCCAGATAGGGCATTTCAACTTGGTCAAGCTGGGACAAGTGGCATGTCGCTAGTTCAAAAAATTGGCGGATGGGTTCTTTGGTTTGTCGGCGCAATTGGGTCAATTGTTAAAAATTTACACGCTTGGGAAGACTTAAATTCTAATCAATGGTTGGCTGCTGGCGCTACGGCCGGATTATACGCCATTGAATACGGTTCAGCGGGTGGTTTGACCACTGAGTCGGGTAACATTATTGTTACCGAAACTGGTACGCCATCATATTCTGCATATGGCTTGTTAGCTAATTCCCCTTCTATAAACAACACGATCACACCACAAACAATCACAACTAATCCAAAACCTAATTTTACGTTGCAAAGCGGTATATTATTAACCGAATCTAGCAATACAGCACCAACTGGTCCAAGTTATGGGTTAGTTACTGAGGCAGGAACAGCAAATTACCCAAGTTATAATTTTCAAGTTGCGACACCTAGCCAAACGGTTACTGTTATTGATACTGGCTCAAATACTCGCGTTGGTGATGTTGTTTATATTGAAACACAAGTTTCAGTTGGCGGCGGAACTATTCAAGGCGTTTATCCAATTGCAAGCGTTATTGATGCGAATACTTACACGATAAATGTCAGTTATTATGCAACAAGTGAAACCACAAATGGTGGAACTTTGCCAACCTTTACATCTTTTGCAAATACAGGTTCAATTACAGTAAATTACCCAAATCACGGATATACTGGTGGCGAAACTGTTGTTTACGTTGTTCAAACAGTAGTTGGTGGCGTAGATATTTTTGGAAGCTACACCGTATCTTCTATTGTTGACGCAAATAATTACAAAATTATTGCTCAAAATCAGGCGGCTTTTGCACAGACTGCCACAATGAATTTTGGCAATGTTTTAAACCTTTATTATCTCAACCTTGGTCCGGCTGGTTTAATTACTGGCTATGGCTTGGGAGGGTATGGCTATGGTGGTTACGGCATTGGTCAGCCAAGCGGAAGTTCACGAACTGGAACGGCTATAACTGCAACAGATTGGTCATTGGATAACTACGGCCAACTTTTGATTGCATCCCCTTACGGTGGTCCAATTTATTACTGGCAACCAAATGGCCCGTCACAAACGGCATTAATTTTCAACAATGCTCCAATCGTAAATAATGGAACATTTGTGGCAATGCCTCAAAGACAAATTGTGGCATATGGGTCAACATTTAATGGCATTCTTGATCCATTATTGATTCGGTGGTGTGACGTTGGCAATCCAAATGTGTGGAATGCTTCGTCCGTTAACCAAGCTGGCTCTTATAGAATACCTGAAGGCAGTTTGATTGTTGCCGCCTTCCAAACGCCACAGCAAGCCTTGTTTTGGACGGATGAGTCGGTGTGGTCAATGCAGTATATTGGCGCACCGCTAGTTTACTCGTTTAACAAGATTGGTTCGGGCGTTGGCGCTATATCGCAAAAATCAATTGGCGTGTTAAATAACGTAATTTTCTGGATGTCGCCCTCACAGTTCAATATGCTTTCGCCAAATGGCATAAGCAATATTCCTTGCACAGTGTGGGACGTGGTTTTTCAAAACCTTAACACTGCCTATACTGCCAACATTCGTTGCGCGACCAATAGCTTGTTCAATGAAGTAACGTGGTACTACCCGTCAAACAGTAGCACAACGGGCGAAAATGATTCGTACGTAAAATATAACATTAACAGCCAAACTTGGGATTATGGGTTCTCAACGCCGACATTAAACGTGGGTCGGACGGCTTGGATTGACCAGTCAGTATTGGGATCGCCAATCGGCGCTGGAACAGACACGTATATATACCAACACGAAATTGGTAACGATGCCGCCAGTGGAAGCACAACAGTAGCCTTAACGCCATCATTTGAAACGGGATATTTTGCACTTACCGAAGGCGACAATATGGTTTTCATTGACCAGATGTGGCCAGACATGAAGTGGACGGACTACGGACAAACGAACAGCGCCAGTTTGCAGATTACGTTTTACGGTACAAATTATCCGGGGGATACGCCAACAACGTATGGCCCGTATACGGTTACGCAAAGCACCGAATACATTTCAACTCGTATTCGCAACCGCTTACTGGCTTTTTCAGTGTCATCAAGTGATCTTGGATCATTTTGGCGCTTGGGCAATCTTCGTTATCGTTATCAACCTGACGGAAAATACTAACAATGGCTTCGCAAGACGACTTTCTCACAACGCAAAAGAATTTTGTGTCGGCAATGAATGGTTTTTCTGACTCAAATTTTACTCTTGCTGGTAAGGCTAATAGCGGGGAAATTACAACTACTACCGCCGTAAGTTCAAAGGCGGGGTATTTTGTTGGCGTGTCGGTTATTGTCGCTGGTAGCGGTACTGCTACCGTTTACGATTCAACATCCGTATCAAACCCCACCAACAGAATTGCCATTATTTCTCCGTCCGTTGGGCTGTCTAGGTGGGATATTCCAGTTGCAAACGGCATTGTTATCGCCCCCGGAACGGGTATGACGGTTAACGTAATTTACAGTTAAAGGTGTAATATGCCACTCAAGCATGGGTCATCCCAAGCCACCATCAGTAAGAATATAAGCGAGATGTCTCGTGCTGGTCATCCGCATGATCAGGCTGTGGCGGCGGCACTTAACATTGCTCGTTCAGTAAAGGCGCGTGGTGGTGCATCGGAACAGAACAAAAACATAGTTCACGTTGGCCCAATCCACAGCCATGTAGCCGGCAGAACGGACCATTTGCCTATGCATGTTCCAGCGGGGGCTTACGTTATTCCCGCCGAAGAAGTAGCTTACCTTGGCGAAGGCAATACGCTCAATGGCTTTAAAAACATCGACGAGTGGGTGCGCAAATATTACGATCACAACTATACTCAGCATGGCGAACCTGTGCCAATTGTTGCAGCCGGCGGCGAATATGTTATCCCGCCAAATGCAGTATCTGGGGTAGGTGATGGAAACTTAAACGAGGGACATCGTATTTTAGACCAATATGTTCTAAAGCTGCGCAAGAAGCACATTAAAACGCTTCAAAAACTGCCAGCCCCCGTTAAGGATTAAACATGGACCCTATGTTCAAAAAACAACGTGTTAGATTGTCAAAAAGCGCACGTAAACGTATGCCAAAATTTGAAAAGATTACAACGGAACCATTGGTTAGGACGGCTCAGCCAGAGGACGAGGAGGGCATTATGACCCTCGCCCGCATGATTCATACTGAGATTGGCATGTTCAATCTAAATGAAAACAAAGTGCGGGACATGATTCGCCCGTTATTGTATAAGCATTTGGGTATTATCGGTGTTGTCGGTAAAAAAGATCACCTAGAGGCAATGATTCTGCTTCGTGTGGCAACAAATTGGTATTCAGACACGCCTTTTCTTGAAGAAATGTCAGTATTTGTCCGCCCAGAATACAGGAATGCCACAATATCTCGCGTTCACACTATGATTGAATTTGCAAAAAAAGCGGCAGATGGTCTTGATTTACCCCTAATGATTGGGGTTTTGTCAAATCAGAGAACAAATGCTAAAGTAGAACTGTACGAAAAGCACTTTGGAGTCCCTGCTGGTGCCTTTTTTATCTACGGGGCAAAGACTGGGCAGCCCGACGAGGCTGAAATGATTGCGTAGCTAGGAGAAGTCTCGTGTGTGGTTCTAAAGGTTCATCTACTACCAGTTCGTCATATACGCCCCCTCCAGAGGCGGCGGCAAACTATAAGTATTTGGCTGAAAGAGCCAAGAACGTAGCCGCTACGCCATTTCAACAGTACCAAGGCGAAATGGTTGCTCCTATGACACCGGAACAACAAGCCGGTATTGGGCAAATTAATGCCGCCGCTAATCTTGCTCAACCTTATATGCAAGCTGGTGCGGCATACACTCAGCAAGGTGCACAACAATTTGATCAAAATGCCGCCAATAGATACCTATCCCCATATCTAAATAGCGTTGGGGCTGCGACGATGGCCAACCTCAATGAAACCAATGCTCAACAACAACAGCAACTTCTTGGCAATAATATTAGTCGTGGCGCTTACGGTGGCGACCGCTCCGACATTGCTCAGTCTGAATTGGCACGTCAGCAAGGTCTTGCAAACAATCAAGCTATTTCACAACTTTACAACACTGGCTACGGCACTGCACAACAACAATTTAGTGCCGATCAGGCTCGCGCTTTAGCTGCTGGTCAAAATTTAGGTCAATTAGGTACTTCGGCGCAAAGTGCGGCAATGCAGGGTGGTCAGGCTATGATGGGCGCTGGCGCTCAAGAGCAAGCTTATCGGCAAGCTTACGATACTGCCAATCAGCAACAGTTCCAATTGGCGCAAGCTTATCCGTTTCAAACCACCCAATTTCTTGGCAATGAACTTTTGGGCATTGGTGCGCAATCTGGTGGAACGTCTCTTACATCACAACCCGGACCAAATATTGGATCACAAGTTCTTGGTGGGTTAGTGACACTTGGCTCATTGGTTGGTTCGGATGAACGCCTTAAAGAAAATATGGAACCCGTTGGAAAAACTTTTGATGGGCAAAATATTTACAAGTACAATTACAAAAACGATGACCACACAATGCTTGGGCTTAGTGCGCAAGAAGTTGAAAAGCATAACCCAGATGCCGTTAAAAAAGATGGCGAAGGTGTTCGCTATCTAGATTATAACAAGGCTACGCATAAAGCAGCAGATCGAGGCCACTTTGCTGATGGCGGCGGGACTGACTGGATGGGTGGAGCAGTACATGATGGCGGCTTGGGTCGTTTGCATTACGCATCTGGCGAAAGCATACCATACACCGAAGCGCCAAGTTCCGCATTGCTTTCGGGCGTTCCCGCTGGTGGAAGTGTTGATACTGGGGCGCGTCCCTTAACATTGGGTGAACTTGAAGCGGCTTTAACTGCCGTTTCCGCTGCTGGTAAACAAGATAAATCCATTATCAAACAAGGCATTCCAGAGGCACCAAAACCTTATGAAGATACTGGTTTAGCTGACGTTGAAAAGCGTTTGCAAAATGCGAGTGGCGAACAAAAAACAAACCTCAAAAACAATTTGAGCAATTTATTTGGTGGAAATGGGTTAACCAGAACGGGCGGATTAGGTTCGATGGATAATCCTAATCTTTACACAAGCGCGATTGGCCCCACTCTATCGGGCGCTCCAATGGCTACTGGCGGCGTTGTACGTGACGGTTATGCGGATGGTCAGGTCGTTCAGCCACAAGCTGACACGCAAGGTAATCAATCTGGCCAATCGTTAATTGAAAAGGCAACTGGCTTAAATTTAGATGAAAACGCTCGCATGGGTGTATTAGCGGCAGGGTTAGGCATGCTGAGCAGTCGGTCGCCATTCTTTGGTGTTGGCGTTGGCGAAGGTGCTACGGCGGGTCTTGGCACGTATTACAATGCGAAAGCAAATGATCGTGCATACGCCAACAAACAGCGCGAACTAGAATTGACGCAACAAGAACGCAATACACAACAACAAACTGCTGACATTGCCAAGGGCAAAGCACCGTCGGAAATTGCACTTGCCAACGCTAACGCTCTTGAAGCAGTTCAACGTGCAAAAACTGGTGCTGGTGCCATGTTTGAAAAAACGTGGATTCCCGGTGAAGGTTATTATGTATTTGACAAAAACAACCCAATGGCTCCGCCCGTCAAAATTACGGACGAAAAGATGGTTCCACTGGGCAATGTAAATCCAACAACTATTCCAAATAAAGCGACAACGGTAGTTACCCCTTCAGTTAGTACGGGCGAACAAGTTAAACCGCCAAAAGTTGCAGAACCAACAGTTGTTAATCCAGTTGTCTCACCTAAACCACCAGAAGAGCCAACAAAAACAACTGAATGGACACCAGTAACCACGGTTCCAACAGATTATAAGTATTCTGGCTCAATGAATTTGGCGCTTACACCGGGCGCATTAGAAAAAGCACAAGCTTCTGCTGAAAAGATGAAATCTGACCAAGATGCCAAATCGCAAGGCGCATTTGATACGCTTTATCAATTAGACAACTTAGACCACGCTTTTAATAACACTGCGCTTACCGGATTATTGACAGTCGGCCAGCATATTGATGAAAGAACGCAATTTGCATCAGGAATTAATACCATGTCCAGAATTTTGGGCGGTAAACCAATGTTTGATCCAAATAATCTTTCTGCGTTAGAAGAAATGGCGAAAGATAATAAACGCCTTGGATTCGCGTTATCAAAATCAATGGGTAGGGAGCCGGGGTTCATTGTTCAGCAAGCCATTAGTGCTAACCCAAGTGCAGCCAATGAACCATTAGGATTCCACCGTCTTACAGAAGGATTGCGTCAAGCAGCACAATATGAACAAGATCGTAATGCTTTTTACGATAGTTATTTAGCAAAATTTGGCCATTTACAGGGCGCTAATGATTTATTTACCAAACTAAATCCTCCAGAAAAGTATGCTGATAAAGCTATTTTATCTACAATTGATAAAGGGCATGTGGATCTAATTAGGGCATGGGCAGACGCTAATCAAGGACGTGACCTTTCTAAAGGACGCGCAGAGTTTGATAAAACTTGGGGAAATGGGGCATTTAAATTGGTTACGGGGCTATAAATGACTGACACCGCTTTACCCCCAGCTTCGCCGTTAGTTTTAACGCCAGTTCCGGGC